TCCAGCGGAAGCGTGATTGCCCCAATTGTATGCTGTGTTTGCGGTAATAAAAGCACCGTTAGCAAAACTTGCGGCCGAGTTTGCTTGGCCAAAAGCACCATTAGCAAAAGATGCCGCAGAATTTGCCGTATCGTATGCAGTATTAGCCTGTGTTCTTACCCATGTATCTGTGGAATTATTAGCCTGTGCATAAGCAGCATTAGCTCTATCAAATGCACCATTGGCAAATGATGCACTAGTATTGGATTGACTAAAAGCCGCATTAGCGGCATCAAAGGCCGCATTAGCAAAGGTTGCTGTAGTATTTTGTGATGCGTATGATGAATTCGCTGTTATGAACGATGAATTGGCAAATGATGCACCAGAATTTGCAACTAAAAATGCACCATTAGCAAAAGATGAGGCCGAGTTTGCTTGGCCAAAAGCACCGTTAGCGAATGATGAACCTGTATTTGCAACATCATAACCAGAATTAGCTCTATCAAAAGCACCGTTAGCAAAAGATGCCGCAGAATTTGCCTGTAAAAAAGCAGCATTAGCCTGTACAAATGCATCGTTTGCAGTTGTATCATCTATAATAAACGGTTTAATTTTTAATAATGCCATCTTCTATTTTTTTTTATTTTATAATTATATTTATGGCAAAAATCCGCAATCAAATTCATTTAACCTATTGTCCAAAAAGTACTACTAGTACTACTTTGAACGCTTGGTGTACTAGATGCATTAATTATAAATGAATTTGCTTGCTGTGCTGTGTGAGAACCAAAAGCTATTGGTTGTTCAAGATTAATAAACTTTATTTTGTTAAAAGTAGTTAAATTTATTAATTGATTTAAAGGTAATTCATTTGATGCAACATTAGTGGTATCTGCTAGAACTATATTATTGCTTTGATTAATTGGTGAAGTACTAAAACCAATTGACTTTATTTTGTCAAAAGTAGTTAAATTTATTAATTGATTTAAAGGTAATTCATTTGATGCAACATTAGTAGTATCTGCTAGAACTATATTATTGCTTTGATTAATTGGTGAAGTACTAAAACCAATTGACCTTTTATTCGATGATAAAATTGCCATGTTATTTTTATATAACTAAAAATTTGTTTTATGATTAAGCTGCTCTTATAAAATATAAGTCTGTGTTTGCAGAATGAAACATGGAATTACCAACAAATACTGGTATATAATTTGATCCGTCAATTATATAAGATGCTAAATTAAGTAAAGGACTGTTGTTAGCAATGCCAAGTTGTCCTTTGTATATACCCAGTGCTCTACCACCTGAATTTCCACCTGAATTAACACTATTTCCAGAAACACTAAAATTAATTGGATATATTGTTGGCACCATAAGACCTGTAGTAGTATCAAAGCTTGGTCCATCAAACGGCGCATTGTAATGATCCCAAGTATTACGCATATGTGTTCCTGATAATGCATTATTTGAGTTCGCCCTTAGGTTAACCAGAGCAGTTGATTGGGCTCGGCCGAATTGCATTGAAATTGCATCAAATCCTTCTGAACCGTAAGCGTTTTGGTTACCACCCGTAACTGTCCAAAAACTATTTGCTTCTAACTGGTTTCCAGCAACCGTATTATAATATAACATTGGTGGACTACTTGCGTAATTTGTGTTTGCTGTGGTGATTGTTCTACTAAATGCTTGTGTAAACGACCTATTGATAACTCCTACTCCTGGCGAGCCTAACACATGATTTAGATTAGAAAAAGTTTCATGATATGAATGAGTTGTGTTTGCTGCTGTACCTGCATGTCCAAAAGAAACATAATAAGGGTTATCAGTATAGGCATCTTCCCAAGGCTGAGAGGTTCTTGTACCAAAATACCAAATTGCACCTTCATGAACTAAAAAAATATAATTTTCTGTTGCGCCTACATAAAATGGAGTTCGAGTTGCGGTACCAAAATTTGATTCATTGTATCGGTTTGCAAAGTATTGTAGAGAAAAAGGTGACGCCGCAGAAATATTTCTGCCCCATGTGGTGTTGTTTGTCCCAGCGGTTAATTTTCTAATTCGTGTAATGTCCGATCCTAAAAAGCTACCATCATTGAGTCCCTCCATCGACCGGATACGCTGTAAACTTCCGTAACCAACATCATAAACACCACAATTTGGCCAATTAGCACTGTTGTCATTAATAGTCTGAACGCCCGAATTCCAAACGCTGGCGCCACCGCTGCCAGCAGCGACCCCGCCACAACCAATGGCAAAATATTTAGTATTGGCTTTTCCATTTGAAGTCTGAAGATGTAGTATGTATGAACCCACAGTGGCAGCTGGCACCACACTTTGAGTAAAGTTATTATTTGGGCCTAAAGTCCATCCACCAGATTCAGTATTAGAAATAACTTCTTCAATAAAACAACCTGGACCAACTCCAAGAAGCGAAGCTTGTGTATTGGCCACATTGCTAGTGGAAACTCTAGTAATAGTAGGAGTTGTATTTGCGGCCGTGGTTGCTGTTACAAAAACTGCTTGCATGAGATTCCATAACAAGTCTGTCATAGTGGCAGCCCGAGGCATACTAAATTTTATCAACATTTTTTTATTCCTATTCTGTTACAAAAGCAAAATTACTAAAAGAAATTCTATTTACACCACTTGTATTATATAGTGATTTACTTTTTAAAAGTCCAGGAGGAATAGATACCACACCATATAAGAAGTTTACATAATTTCCTGCATTAGGATTACATACAAGCGCTGGATTTTCAATAATTACTGGAGTACGATTTTCATCAAATGCTAAAAAAGATATTGCTGATATTATTGGTGCATCTGGTGTTGATGTAAAAGGCGCAGCATTAAATATTTTAGTATAATTTGTTAATCCATAACTGGATAATGCACCTAATAATTTATATGTATATGGAACTTTAGCATTACTAGTGGTAAAATTACATAAAATAGTTCTCATGCTTGTTGTATATTTTTCAACGACACCATTAGTTGTAATATCTACCCATCCAATACAAGTATTATGATTGGATTGTATTAAAATAAGAGATTTATTTGTAACTATAATAATTAGTTCTTCTGGTTTGTCCGCCGTTGGAATATATTGTTTTAAATGTAAAACTGTATCTGAGAAACCTGTTGTGCTATTAGTAATTGTTGATCCTGAACTCCAGTCTTTACCTAATCCACATGCAGTTGCATTAATACCTACTCCAAAAGTTGTATCAGTTGAACCACTTAATAAAATGTATGATTGATATGACGTGTTTGCATGATTTTTTTTACTTATAACCGAAGCTGTGGCATCATCCGTAAAAGAAACTGTATATATTGTACCACTAGGATAGTTACCGGAAAAAATAGTATTTCCTGAAGCACCAGCACTCAGCTGATTCGCTTGTGTTATTGTTCCACCAATAATACCTGTAATATCCGATATTACATTTGCAGTAACGGTGTTTGATGAGATTCTATACTTCACATACATTATTATATTCCTTGAGTTTCTTGAGTTTCTTCACTAAATTCAGTTAATGTTTCTTTTACAATCATACTGTCCGTGTCAAATACTAATTCAAAATTTTCATTAGAAATCAAATTTAATTTGTGTTGTTCTGTATAAAAATAACAAAGTCCTTGTATATCCGAAATTGATCCAAACAATACATTAGATTCAATACCTAAATCAACAGATAAAAGGTTATGTATATAACTAAATCTTTCTACATCACTTTCAATGTTATTAGGAATACTTGACAAAAGTTTATAAACTTTTGCAGGTAAACCATTGTAAAAAATTTTTATAAAATCCATAAAAATACCTTTGTTTTATTTAACATTTATGCTCTATTTATACTCTATTTATACTCTATTTATACTCTAAGTCAATTCTTAAATCACTTGCTTGTGACCCATTAGTAATATTTACTGTTAAGTAATCGTTTGAAGTTAAATTAATATTTGCTGCCGCTACGGTCATTTTATTTGTGTTAGAGTCTATGTTGTATGTTCCTACTACTGACCCGTTTTTAACTACCTCGAAAGTAAAAGTGTTTGCTGATGTGGTGCTCAAACTAGCGTATACATTATTTATAGCTATATTACTAGGCGGATAAAATCTTACTGTTCCGGTTTTTATGACAATATTACCAGTTTCATTTAAAGTGATGTATCTTATTGAAGCAGTATTTGCTTGAGTGAATGCAGCATTAGCCTGTATAAATGCTGCGTTAGCAAATGATGCACCAGAATTGGCTGTAATAAAGGCAGCATTGGCTGCAATAAAGGCAGCATTATCAGATGCACCATTCAAAGTTGTTATTTCAATAAAAGCTGTATTTGGTGGAGTGGAATCAAATGTTAATATGGTACCAGATATATTATAACTTTCTTTTGGTTGTAATACACCTTGTATAGACACAAACGTAATATTTTTATTCGTTGGTGTTGTTGATAATGTGAAGTTGTTGGATATACCATTCGCAGTAAATGTATCAACAAAACTTGTTAATACACCACCTACTCCACTACCCGTATTTGCAGCTGCATAAGCAGCATTGGCTCTATCGAAAGCACCATTGGCAAATGATGCACCAGAATTGGCTGTTACAAATGCTCCGTTAGCTGTATTGTAAGAGTTGTTAGCCTGATTTCTTACCCACGGATCGGTTGCATTGTTCGCTGCATTGAATGCCGCATTAGCTGTAATGAAAGCACCGTTAGCAAACGATGCTGTGGTATTCTGGGATTCATATGATGCATTGGCTGTAATGAATGCTGAGTTAGCAAAGGATGCACCAGAGTTGGCCGTTGCATATGCATTATTAACATAAGGTAATAAATCTATACCTTTAATCGTTATGGTTGTTGATTTTAAATTTGCTTGAAGTGTTGCAATCTTAAATGATGCATGATTAATATCAATACTATTGTTTGCACCAACCTCAGGTGTATAACCTTCAAACACATGCCATTCTTTGGTGCCAGCATCTCGAATTATACCTGTGTGTGCATTGGTACCATCGTTGTAATGAGATGAAAAACCAATATCAAGTACATCACCTGAATAGTTTCCTGTACCCATAATAAAGAGTGTATCATTTGCAACAATTTGAGTTGCACTAGTGCTGAATGCATTACCTAATATACTTAGATTTCCTGTAATGGAAACATCACCAGAAATTGTACCACCTGATGTATTAAATTTTAAGTTTGCGGCCGCATAAGCACCGTTAGCAAAACTTGCCGCAGAGTTTGCTGTTATAAATGCTGCGTTAGCAAATGTTTGAGCCGAGTTTGCCGTATCGTATGCATTATTGGCCTGAGTCCTAACCCAAGTATCAGTAGAATTATTAGCCTGTGCATAAGCAGCATTGGCTCTATCGAAAGCACCATTGGCAAATGATGCACCAGAATTGGCTGTTATGAAGGCACCATTTGCAAATAAAGCACCTGTGTTTGCTTGGTCATAACTTGCATTGGCAGTTACAAAAGAACTATTAGCAAATGAACCTGCCGAGTTTGCTTTGTCAAACGCACTGTTAGCTTGTGTTCTTACCCATGTATCAGTAGAATTATTTGCCTGCGTGAAGGCAGCATTTGCCTGTGCATATGCCAAATTGGCGTGGTTGGCTGCATATGGACTTTCACCGCCGCCAGTGATGGTTGTTATTTCAACGTTGGCTCCATTATCAAATGCACTATCAAAAGTGACCACGTTACCTGTAACAGTATACGTACTTCTTAATTGAGTAATACCATCGACTACTGCAATTATATAATTTTCATCTTCCGGTGATGTACTTAAATTGAATGTTGACGTATTACCATTGGCAGTAAACACATCAGAATAAATTGTTACTGGTGTACTACTGCCTCCACCACCACTAGTATTCGCCTGTAAGAAGGCCGCATTGGCCCTATCGAAGGCCGCATTAGCAAAAGAGGCTGCTGAGTTAGCAGTTACAAATGCACCATTAGCAAATGAACCGGTTAACCTTACATCCTTCTTATTTTGGTTGCCAATGTAAGTAAATTCCATGTTATGTTATTTCCAATAAACTCACAATAACATCAGCTGCTGAAGCATTACTTGTTGAAACTTTTAGAACATCGTTGGCTCTCATTACTAATTTCTGTTCACCGCCGATAGTGATTAAAGAATTGCCAGGTTCAATCTCAGCCATCTTAACCATATAGTAGTCTGAACCACCAGAATTCAATATCACATTGGCTGTTATGGTTGTGTTTAGTATGTTTGCAATAGTCATACCAATAACTGTGGTCGACACATTGGCACCAGCAGTATAAATGGTTGCTGGTGATGTTCCGACTGCTGCTTGTAGTTGATTTTTAAATGTATTTGCCATATAAATTCCCTATTATCCTTTATTTATTCTATCAACTAAAGGCGATTGTGAAGGCAACAATATCAGAGTTTACATCGAGTGCGGTTGTTCCTGTGTTAGCTTTAGCGAAGGCTGCATTGGCTCTATCAAAAGCACCATTGGCAAAACTTGCGGCCGAATTCGCTGTAATAAAGGCACCATTAGCAAAAAATTCTGCTGAATTTGCACTATTCCTAGCTACATTATCAACCGAAGAACCTCCAGAAATTGTATTTGCAAATGCATATGCAGCATTGGCTCTATCAAAAGCACCATTGGCAAACATGGCACCAGAATTAGCTGCATTGAAAGCACCATTAGCAAACATGGCACCAGAATTAGCTGCATTGAAAGCACCATTAGCAAACGTGGCACCAGAATTGGCTGTTACAAAAGAACCATTAGCAAATGATGCCGCTGAATTGGCTCTATCAAAAGCACCATTAGCAAATGATGCACCAGAATTGGCTGTTACAAAAGCACCATTAGCAAACGTGGCACCAGAATTGGCTGTTACAAATGCACCATTAGCAAATGATGCCGCTGAATTGGCTCTATCAAAAGCACCATTGGCCAGCGAAAAAGCCAAAGTTGTATTACTAGCAACAAAAGAAACTGGTTGTTGTATAATAATATTTCCAACCATACCACTATGGTATTGGCATTGATAAACATATGTACTTTCAACTAAAGAGAAAGGAACTTTCCAAAATAATATTCCAGATTCTTTTCCTTGAGCATTGGAACCTGTTGTTACAACACCTGAAGATGACACGTGTGTTAATCCATCAGAAATATTAGTACCACCTGATGATTGACGAATTAGAAATGGATGACCAGATATATCAAGATTGAATGCTATTGTTTCACCACCTGAAATATAAATTGATGGATTATTACCTGAATATTGGTCAATTAAATATGCTGAAGCACCACTATGAGTTACATTTAATTTTGTTACAGCACTTGTATAGTTAGAATTTGCTTGTGTGAATGCACCATTAGCAAAGCTGGCTGCCGAATTGGCAACATCGAATGCTCCGTTGGCAAATGAACCAGCTGAATTGGCTTTGTCGTAAGCATTATTTGCTTGAGTTCTTACCCACGGGTCTGTGGCGGTATTCGCAGCATTATAGGCCGCATTGGCTCTATCGAAAGCTCCGTTAGCAAAAGTTGCTGATGAATTGGCCACCACAAAGGCACCGTTGGCAAACGATGCTGTGGTATTTTGTGAATCATAGGATGCATTAGCTCTTAAAAAAGCATCATTGGCAAAGCTGGCTGCTGAGTTAGCAGTTACAAATGCACCATTGGCACGGTCAAACGCAGGACCAGGGTCACTTCCACCTGATACTGACGCATTGATTGTGATTGTTTTTGTGGTTGTATTTGTGCTTATGGTAACATTATTACCTGCAACAAAAGACAAGGTGTCTGAACCACTTCCCGCAAATATTAGGGAGTTGTTTGAGTTGATTGTGTCAAACGAGAATTGGTTGGATATGTATGATGTACCACCAAGACTGTTTTTATAAAACAGTTTACCATCGGCGTAGTTAAGAGCAACCTCACCAAATGCAAGACCTGATGGTGTGTTTCCTGTTACGCCTGATTTTTTTAACTGTATTGCTGTGTTTGACATTTACTTAAAACGATCCGCCATCCTTGAGTTCGCCATCAGCACCAACTAAACTTGTTATTGTCGTTGGTGCCACTTCTTTATTCAGCTGTTCTTCAATTTTTCTTCGTTTGGCAGGAGGTAGTTGTAAGTATTCAATCTTTTCAGTCAATTCGGCAATCTTATTATTCAGATTACCTTTCTCAGCTTCATGTCTCTGAATCAACACTCTAACATTTTTATCATTTTCTTCATTAATGCCTTGAATTTTTCCATTCGTTTCGGCATTCATAGAGTTGATTCTATTTTCAAGTTCTGTTCGAACTCTATTAGTTTCTTCTCGGGCTCTAATCAATTCACCTTTAAACGTTTCGACATGTGTTGCTTGATTCTTAACACTATCATAGTCTCTAAACTTTGTGTTTAATTCCTCAAGTTCAATACGATGTTTATTGGTCAATTCATTAATGTCGGTACTTTGTTTGGCAACAAGTTTTTCCTTTTCGTCTAACTTGTTTTTCAAATCTTGTATGACACTACTTTCATTCGTTGCATTGGCTTGTTCCAATTCTCCAATTAATGTTTGTAATTCATTATTGGATCTTGCCAATGCTTCAAGTTTTTCAGTCTGTTCTTTTACAACATCATCAGTAATTTTTTGATTCGCTTGCATTGAGACATTTCGGACAACACAGTCTGTCATTGTTGCCGTCAATGTCTCAATATAATAATTTAAATACTTTTCATTTGCCATTTCAAACTCCTATCATAAAAAAAATCTATTACATTATATAGTCAGCTTAGAATTGACCTCCGTCCAAAGCGGATGACCAAACAGGAACACCTGCGTTGGTTACTGTAAGTATTTGATTAGACCATGTTTGGTCTGATGTACCTGCCGCAGCAGTAACACCCATTGCACTAGTGCCTGAACCAAATACGATACCGTTTGTGGTGAATGTAGAAGCACCAGTACCGCCTTGTGTTACAGTCAAACCAGAAATGTCTGAAGCAGTTGCAGCACTTACACGGCCATATTCATCAACAGTCAATGATGTGATTGTCTTAGCAGCACCTAGTGTACCAGTTAATGTGTATGTAACGTTAGCGATTGCCTGAATTGCACCAGCGCCATTGCCAACCAACATTCTGCCAGCTGTAAATGTGGATGCACCTGTACCGCCTTGAGCAACTGATAGACCAGAAATTTCTTGTTGTGAAAATCCTGTTACACGGCCGTATACATCTGTCGTGATGTTGTTAACTGTGTTTGAAGTTGCAACGTTTGTATTAATTGACGCTACGTTTGCTTGTGATACTAAAGCACCAGACCCGTTACCAATAATAACTTGACCGGCACTAAATGTATTTACACCAGTACCACCTTGGCCAACTGTTAGACCAGAAATCTGACTAAATGTTGCAGCTGTTGTTCTACCATATGCATCAACAGTTACAGAAGTAATAGTATTGTTTTGTGCGCCACTACCTGTTTCAGTATATGTACTATTAGCAAGTAGTTTTAATGAGTTTGAACCATCACCAACAAGGATAGAACCTGCTGTGAATGAACTTGCACCAGTACCACCACTAGGAACTTCTAAATCCTCAGTTAATGTTAGTGATTTTAGTGTTGTTGCACCAGCAACGTTTAATGTACCAACTTGTAATACTGTTGTGTTTGCCCATGCAGCAACTAAGTTAGATTTCAAGTTTGCTTGACGGAAACTTGCAGATGCAACGTTGATTACGTTACCTGTTGGTTCTGTATCATAGTTGTCGAACAAATAGAAGTAACCATCACCAGCATGACGCATCAAACCTGCATGGCGGTCTGCACCGTTATTGTAGTGGCCGTAGAAACCAATATCAACCGCATCGGATGTATTGTTTTTAGCAAGTGCAATCAATGAGTCTTCAACAGTAAGTGTTGTAACGTTATATGTTGTAGATGTACCTAAAACCGACAAGTTGCCGCTAAGTATAAGGTCGCCATCAATCGTTTGTAGTAAACTAGGTGTATTTGCACGAACAACTGTAGTGTCTACACCAAAAGAAACTGCATTATCTGTTACTGCTGATGTTATACCTTCACCACCAGTAAAGGTCAATGTGTTATTTGCAAGGTGTACTGTATCTGTACCAGTATCAGCAGCAATACTCAAAGAGGTTGCAATACTTGTATTGGCAATGGCCATAACACGGCCGTTTGCAGCAACAGTAACAACAGGAATGTTGGTTACACCACCGTATGTACCAGCAGATAGACCAGCAACAGAGTTAAGTGATGCACTTAATGTTGCATTTGCGGTACCATTAAACAATTGTGCAGAAGCAGTAATGTCGCCACCAGTAACATCAATATATCTGTCGGTCTGAAATTGTGTTGCTGAGTTTGCGTTACCTGAGAAAGCACCAGTACTTAATGTACCACCATCGGAGAAACTAATGCTTCTAACGTTTGCGTGGCCTAAGAAAACGTTACCAGCTGCATCACGTTTAACAATTGTACTAACAGTATTTGAACTGGTAGCTGCATCAATTTGTGACGTATAATATTGACCACCAACATTAACAACACCTGTACCAGATGGTGAACCAATGAATATGGTATTTGAAAGGTATGAATAACCAAGTTCACCAGCTTGTAAGCTTACTGGTGTGCCTAGCGTGGTGGAACGCTTGATTAGAATTGAGGTGTTTCCGATAGCCATTATTATTATCCTTTTTGTTTAGTTGGATTTAAATCCTATTATCTATTTATGAAAAATTGCCTGCATCAATTATACTAATCGCATTGGCAATGTACTCTGGTCCACCTATACTCACAATGTTATTGGTGTATAATTGAGTTTCCACATTTAATCTACTGCTACCAATAAAAAGAGTGTTGGAAACAAAAGAAAATGCCAACTCACCATCTTCTAAATGATTCGGTGCCGTATTTGCGTAAGAACGCAGTATCTGTATTGTTGTATTTGCCATAATTTATCTCAAAAGAAACCCATATCAACACCCTGGAATGCCAAATAAGTTACTGAGTTTGCCACTGCCCGTTGAATTGCATCTTCTGGAATCACACCTTGAATGGTCTGCACTGGTGCAATTCCGCCAACCGGTGAAATAACAAGCGCAATCGGATTAGGATTTGCTGCTGTCGGTGCAGCTGCAAATGAAATCGCACCTGTTGTTGCTTCAGCTTTAATGACTGTACCATCCAAGTCAATAGTGTTACCACTTAGAAAGAGACTTCGGAATTTTCTTGTTCTGCTACCAAGGTCGTATGTTCTCGACTCTGTTGGTAATAAATGACCACGAACGGGAGTATCCGTGCCAAGGCCTTTTGCACTAAATGTTTTTGTTTCGGAGTTATAAACTATCACATCACCTGTGTTTGCACCAGTAAGTCCTAGGTCTGTTAAACTTCTAAGTGTTTTTGTACCATATGATAGTGTCTGGACCCTTGATTTTTGTCCTTCTACTCTTACCTTAACGGTTGCTGGTTGTCTAACTGTTACTGTTGGCATAATGTTCCTTTAAAATACAGTAACTTGAGGCAACACGTTCACAATTCCCTCTAAAACTCTTGTAACGTTATTAGAAGAATCTTTTATAACAACATCATATACATATCTACCAGCAGAAATGTTTGCAGTATTTGCATATGGTAGAGACATAATCAATATACCTTCAGTTGGATCATTAATTGTTATTACAAATTGCGCTGTTGTGTTACTTGAATAATAAGATTTTTTCATCACAGCTTTAACTTGGCAATTAACTAATTGAAAAGGCATACCATCGGCCTCATCCAATGCGACCGATGTGTTAAAGTTTGAACCTTGTTCTAAAAATAATTCTTGATAACCTGCTGGCATTTTTTAACCCCTTTAGAGGTATTTATCAGTTATTCGGTTCGCATCCAAACATAAAGTGGATCAATATCTGGTGTTGTATTGGCTGTGGCAAAGACTGTGTTGGTAACTGGTACCCAGGTACCAAAACCAAACAATGTATTTGGATTAGCACTGTTCAATCCGTTCATATAAATTGAACCAATCGGATAACCAGTGGATAGTGTGTTTATTGTGGTAGGAATAGAAGGTTTATCTGCCAAATCAAAGTAAGAACCTGATGTGGCCACTGAAGCTAAACCTGCAACAGCTGATGCATTAATTAAAATTGCAATGTTGTTTGCAGAAGTAAGTCTACCTCTGTTATCAACAGTAAATCTTGTTGCATGTGATTGTGAACCATATGAACCAGCAGTTACACCTGTTATTGTTAGTCTAGCAGATGGTAAAAATCCTGTGGTTATATTGGATGCATCTGTAGTATCGGTGGTTGCTGAAGTGGCCAAACCTGTAACTTGTGAAGATGGTATTGATATTGCCACGTTGGCCGCTGATGTGATTCTACCATAAGAATCAACTACAAACCTTGAGTATGCGGAACCAGCCGAGGAACCATATGTTCCAACAGTTACTGCTGTTGTTGGTAATCTGGCCGCAGCTAATGTACCTGAAGTAATGTTATCTGCATTGGTTGTATCTGTTGTAGCAGATGTTGCAAAAGTTGGATAACCAGTGATTTGTGAAGTTGCGATTTGAATTGGTGTACTGTTCGCTGAAGTAATTCTTCCTTTAGTATCAACAGTAAAACGAGAAACTTGACTTGCGGAACCAACCGATGTTGCAGTTACCTTATCTGGTAATCTTGCATCAGCAATGGTACCTGATACCAATTGGCTTGTGTTTATTGCAACTGCATTTTGTTCGGCAGCAACAACACGGCCTTGTGCATCAATTTCAATTGTTGGTATTTGTGAAGCTGTACCATAAGAACCAGCAGTGACTGCTGTATTTGCCAGTACTGATGGCGTTATCTTTGTTGTCATTTATTCTGTCCTTTTAAAACTTCAATCTCTGCTTTAAGTTCTTTAATTGCTTCAATCAAAACACCAACAATGTTACCATAAGATACTGACATAAACTGGTCTTCACCTTCATGTTGCATAACAACTTCTGGAAGAACTTCTTTTATTTCTTGTGCAATAACACCAATGTTCTTTTCACCATTATCAATTCTTTCAAAAGAAACACCACGCATATTCATCACTTTATCTAAAGCGTTTTCGATTGTTTGAATGTTTGTTTTTAATCTAATATCAGAGAAAGCAGTTACGTTGCCTGCCATCGTCAAGTTACCTGACATGTCCATTTGGAATCTATTAGCACCTGCTGACCAACCGCCAATACGGAACACGTTATCGTTGTCTAGACCCATGTTAATAGCATAATAACCTGGTCTATGGAAGGACATAGTTGCGTGGTTTGTACCTATACTACCTTGATTGCCATAAGCAACCAATGTACCTGCTTGACCTTGGGTATTAACTGATGCACTTGATGTATAATTTCTTGTACCCGTAATAGTGGCTGCGTCTGCCGTGTTTAGAACAGTGGAACCATTGACAATCAGACCTTGGCCAGGTAAATAATAATTTGAACCATCATTGTAAAGATACCTATTGCCAGCACTGTTTAAGAATATAACACCAGTTGTACCACCGCTTCTGTATGCATAGATATCACCACTTGTTGTGAGTTGTGCTGAACCTGTACCATTCACAGATACAGCTCCAGTGAATGATGCACCACTCAATCTAGGCAATCCTGATGGCAATCTAGCATCAGCCAATGTACCTGATGTAATGTTACTTGCATTGGTTGTATCAGTAAAGACTGGGAAATCAGATATCTGTGATTTCGTAATAGAAATTTGTGAATCACTTGCAGCAGTAATTCTACCCTTTGCATCAACAGTAAATCTTCCAACCTTATTATTACCACCATATGAACCAGCACTTACTGCTGTTGATGACAGTCGTGCATCAGGCAAAGTACCTGAAGTAATATTGGTCGCATTGGTTGTGTCTGTGGTTGCTGATGCTGCAAAGGTTGGATAACCAGTAATCTGTGAAGTTGCAATTTGAATTGCAACATTAGTTGCACTAGTAATTCTACCTTTTGCATCGACAACAAATTTTGGTATTGAACTTGCTGTGCCATAACCTGTTGCAGTTACACCAGAATTATTTAAGTTGGTGTCAGCAATTGTACCAGAAAGTTTTGATGTTGCGAGACTTGTTAACCAAGATGGATCGGCATATGAACTACTTGAATACAATCCATTTGTTACTGTGCCTGCATTACCAGTAATACTATGTGTTAATGTGTAACCAGCATTTGCATATTGGTTTACAAATTGTGTTGTTGCAAATACAGTGTTCGATGTAGTTGATGGCATAGTCAGACCATTAACACGGCCTGTAAAGGTGCCACCAATTTTTGGCATCTTTCTTGTTTCTAAGTTGTCGATTGCATCTTGAATAGTTGCACCAGACATATCACCTGATGCAGGACCATAAACAATATTGTTTGCAAAGTATTCATACACGGCATAACCATCAACTTCAACCAAAATTTTATCACCAGTTACTGGTGGGCTTGTAAACCAAATAATAGAGTTTGAAGTAAATGCATTGTATTCAGATTCTAATTGACGCACACCGTTAATGTATGCTCTAAGTTGTGTACCAGTACTGAATGTTGGTGTGGTAAACTTAGCGGTCGAACTATCACCAGTATAAGATAAACGAGCAGAAGAAATTCTAGAACCTGGTTGTGTACCGCCACCACCACCACCACCGGTACCACCTGTTACCCAAGAATAACTACCAGAACCATCTGTACCAAGAACTTTTCCGGCTTCACCTGAACCTGCTGCAGCAGTTACTGCTAAACCAAATAATGATGCATAGGATGTTGTTCCTGTACCACCTTGGCCTACTTGTAGTGGAGTTGACAATGTTAAACCAGCAAACGTTGGTGAACCGGAAGTTCTTAGGTCTTGTGACGTACTGATTGACAATGTGTTACCTGTATCACCATCATTTGTGGCAAAAATAACAATACCATTGTTACTTCTTAAGGTAACACCAGCATCACTCGCAGAAATTGAACCTGTTGTTCCTCTGATTGAAGATATAACACTGTTTGCTTTTGCAAATGCTGCATTGGCCTGTGCAAATGCTGGTGCAACTTGAGGTGCCACATTGTTTGCAGATTCATATGCTGCGTTTGCATGTCTAAATGCTGCGTTTGCAAATGATGCGGTTGTATTTTGAGCCGCATAAGATGAGTTGGCTCTTACAAAGGCACCGTTTGCAAAACTGTTGGTTGAATTTGTGACCGATGTAAAATAATTATTTGCTGTTTGTATTTTTACATCTAGTGTGTTTGCAGCCAATGATGATGCAATGACCAATGGATTGGTAGAATCCAATGCGTCACTAAGGTGTTCATCACTTAAAATTCTATAGTAGTCACCTGTGTGTACACCATATACTTCCCACCATTCTTGTGATTCGTTCCAAAAAATTTCTGCATTTGCACCAGTGATACCTCTGTTTACAAAGATGGAAGCAAATTGGCCTTCATTTGATGCTGCGTTTAATGTAAACACATTTGAGTTGTACACTGTTGTGCCATTGATAACAAAATCTCCACCAACAGATAACTGACCTAAAGTTTGTAGGTTGTTTACAAAAACTGATGCGTCATTAGCATCAATCTTGTTTGTAACAAACATTGTTGCAGTGTTTACAGATGTGTTTGCTTGTAATCTATTTGTAAAAGTATTGCTTGTGACACTTATTGATTGTGCATTTACTGTACTGTTTGCTTGGAATCTATTTGAATAAGCAATTGTCGCAACACTTAAAATGTCAGTGTTAACTGATGTGTTGGCTTGTACTCTATCAATCAATGCACGTTGAGTCACAGATAAAGTTTCTGTATTTGCCGAAGTGTTGGCTTGTAAAGTATTAGTATGTGTCTTACCTGTTACAGCAATACCTGCTGTAGTAACTAATGTATTTGCGACCAAATAATTTGTCCAGCTGGTGTTAACAACACTTGAGTTGGATGTATTCATTGACGAATTTGCTTGTACAAAACGTGTCAATGTGGTACCTTCAACGTCTATTGAAGGTGTATAAATGTGTAAGTTTGCAGTAAGATAATCACCATAACCTTGTACAAAATGTAATGTTGGTGTGGTTATATTTGCTGCAGCAAAGAATGATGTTGAGTTGGTGTTACCAACAGTGAGACTATTATTTTGTATGTAAACGGTATTTGCAAATACTATATCACTGAACATTGTGTTTGCTGCATAGACATTATCATCCACATATGTGGATGAATTTACAAAGAAATTATTGCTCACATATGCATTACCTGATATAAAGGCTTCAGGTACACGAATGGATGAATTTGCAACTATGTTATTAGCGAATACTGTGTTAACAACGGATACATTTGATGTGTTTACGGATGAGTTTGCTTGTACTCTATTTACATACAACGTATTAACAATAGAAGCATTTGATGTGTTAACGGATGAATTGGCTTGTAACGAGTTGCCAAAGATACCAGTTGTTATAGAAATGGTCGCAGCGTTAATAACGGTGTTGGCTTGAATTTCTGTGGTTGTTATAGAAGTGTTTGATTGCAAACGACTTGTGAAGATACTACTGTTTGCGGTAAGTACACCTGTAACAACTTGATTATTTGCTTGCAGTTTATTGGTAAACGTTGAACCAGTAACAGATAAGGTCGATGTGTTAACTTTCTGACGAGCTTCTAGAATATTTAAATCTAGGTCACCACCAACATACAAATTACCATCAACCTCGGCATCATTAACAACTCTAAGACCATATCCTAAACCAGATACTGTTAATACTTTATCAATTTGAACATTACCTGATGCAGTCAAACTTAATTCCGTATTGGTAAATAAACCTTGGCGTTGAACAGTTAAATCATTCTGTACAACAGCATATGAACCAACACCTTGAACACTCAATACTTTTTGTACAATAACATTACCGTTTGATTGTAATGCGTTCAGTGTGCCTTCGGAAAGATAAATTGTTCCCGAATCTTTCACATAATTGTCTTTAGCCAATGCATTATTTTCAGCAATCAATGCATTAGTTGACGTTAACCAATGGCCGAATGTATTGGCATAACTTAATGAGGTAACTGTATTAGCCATTTTAACCTTTTTCTAATAGTTTTAGTAACAAACTTTTTATTTCTGTCATGTCTTGTTTCATTTCTGTGATATCAGACTTTACTTTATTTATTTCTTCCTTTTGAGACTCCATACCACGGCGTCTAGCCAGATAGTCATCTAGTCCTGTTTTATCTTGGTTGATAATGGCACCACTTCTAGGATCCCTCACTAGTTTAGTGCCTTGTACCTTCAGTAGTTGCATAATTAGAATACAGTGTTAGTATTTGGTGGTAAAGCAATACATCTTATGTCAGACAAATATGGAACAAGGGTACTGTCTGTCGTTGTTAATACAACTTTGATAGCAAACTGACTGAATGTGTAGTATGTTTGACCATTGTTACTTAAATAAGAAACAAAACCTTGTTCTTTACCTAAAGTTCCTGGTGCAAATGTGTATTCATGTAGGTTATTTCTTGATTGTGAATATAATCCATCACTACTGTTTGTTTTTGTCATTAACTGCCAATAACCATCATCAAAACCTTGTGTATCATTTCTACTCAAGACTTTATAATACACGTTAACATCGGTTCCCAAAGGACGATATGCGGACAAATAAACATTTAGGTCACCTGAATCAAATCCACCTTCTAATACAACCTTCTTGGTGATGTATCTTGTTGCGGCTGGACCACCCTTAACAGAAGTTTCACCAGCAACAACAGCTGTTGCGCCAGTTCCTGGTGTGTTATTTGCATCAACGATTGTGATGGTTGGTGTTTCGATGTAACCTGCACCTGGTGTGGTAATATAAATTGCATCAATAACACCACCAACCACATTAGCTGATGCGTAAGCTTGTTCACCATTTTTACCAGTTGGTGGTGAAATTGTAACTGTTGTGTTTTGAACATTGTAACCACTACCACCACTAGTGATAGAAATTAAACCGTTTGACAATTCACAGTTGTTGATATCATATTCGATTGTGAATACTGAAGTGCCTGCATCAGAAATAATTGGTGATACCGCATCGTCAGTTGAAATCAAGTATGCATACATCGAGAAAGATGTTGTTGAATTGGCCTTGATAATTCTTTGACCCTTATTATCATTCAAATAAATGTGTTCGTACATTGTTGTACCATATTTACCTGGATTAATATTCACCTCTGAGGTGTCGGTGCCATTTTGTAATGTTGCTGAATATGTGTAATTAATACCTGTTGATGAAGGAACAAAATCTGTGGTTGTCAAGTTGAAAGCATCAACTAATAAGTCAACATCAGAAGTTGTACCAACATTGTTGACCATGGTATTAGCATTTGTGAAATAATCAATTTGATTTTCCACTAATGTTCTCTGTGGCATCTTCTTAGGAACAATCATTCTAATTGAAGGTGTTTTTGTTATGTCAAATTTTGCACGTTCAATAGTAAACATCAAACTTTGGTTTTGATCCGCTGTCCATGTTTGAGAATTCTGTGACAAAAATAATGATCCGACATAAGGTGCTGCACCAATTTTTGTAATTGAACTTGGATATGGATCAGTTGCAAGATTCTTAACTGAAGAAGGTAATGCTATGTCTCCGTTGGAGGCTGTGTATAATAAGTATTCGTTTGAAGATGATTTCAAAACAATTGAATACATCACTTCAGATTGGATGTACACAGGTGATTTGAAAGTAAATTCTGTGTATGTAGTTTCATCCAAATATTGTGGAGATTCAGAGGTTTTAATTTTGTATGCTGGTAGAGTAACAATTGAATTGTCTAATGTTGATCCATTTGGATAACCATTGAGTGTTCCAACAATTGATAATGTTACTGGCGCAGCATCACTGGTTGGTTTTTGTTTAAAGAATATTCTAACAGAGGTAATAAATGCACCATTTGAAAAATTGTCTTTATCTATGATGAAAGTCTGTGCTACCGGATCTCTTGGCTCAGGTGGGATAAATGTGAATGAAGATGTGGTGGTTACATCAACAGTTGTTTTGTAAGTTACTACATCTCTCTTTTTACTTTGTGTGAATGTGTCTTTTGCTCCGGAAGGTGATGCACCGAAATCTATATTTTGTGCATTTGTTTGTAAACCGGAAGCATAGAATGTACCTTCTGCATATGTCGTTATAGTAGATTCGTTTCCATTGAAACGATTGTCCATACGGAACACTCTAGTACCTGTGTGGAAAGTATTTGCAGGTATTGTAAATATACCAAAGAAACTACCTTCTTCATTGGTTACAAATGTTCCTATTGAGTATAGGTCATTCACTGCACAAGATATTGGTGTCGCCAATGTAATCACTTTGGTTGATCCGTTATAACCGTTGATTACTGCTGATTGTCCTTGGCCAGTACCACTATTGATATATAAAGTTTGACCAACATAGTCTGTGTTTGTTGAAGATGCAAGTGTTGATAATGTTAATTGCGTTGTGCTGCCAACAGTGCGAATCAAACCACCATTATGTTTCTGACTACTAAAAGTACCTTGTGCTGTGCTGGCTTGATAAACACCTTCAGCATTAAATGTAGAATTTACTAAAGCATTTCCGTTATGGTATGTTGTAGTTTTACCGTCACCTGCAACATACAATCTCATACTATTTGAGTTTGGATAATCATATACACCAATAACAATACCTGTTGGTACAAAAGTGCCAGCTGAGTAATAACCAACAATATCATTTGGTTGGAATGTACCAACAACATTGGTCAATTCAATTTCATTTGTTTTCTTGATGTATTTGTCTGTACTAATTGTATCAAAGAAACTATAAACCCGTGTCTTGTATAACATCCCCTCAGCACTGATAGTAATTTCTTGCGGTCTTATCCATGGTAGAATACTAATGTCATTAATGTAACCATTATTCAATGAATAAGTATTGTCTAGTTTACTATATGCACCAAGTATATCTGTACCAGCTTGATTTGTTACAGTTTTATATGTTGATGTTGTAGTTGTTTGCTTAACATTTTCTGTTGTTATACCTGTAAATCGGCCACCAGTTACGTTAGACCAAGTTGTTTCCGAAGAATTTTGTTTATCTAATGTGGTTGTACCACCAACTGTTTGCCAATCACCTGACACTAATGTATTAACTGTGTTTGAACTTTGCCAAACGTGTAGATTCGGATCAACAATTAATAGTGAAGGAGAATAAGTTGTATCAACCCAATTGTCAACGTTAGGTGACAATGCAACCAATCCTTTTGATTCTGTGACAGAGAAAGGATTAATGTTGACTGTTCTACTTGCCAATCTTTGTGCAATAATATTTGTTGATGTGTATGGTAAAGAGAAGTAGTTGTTATAACCGGATGATGTTCGTGCAAAATTCAATAAAGAAATTGCACTACTTGTTGCTTTTTCCATGTTATAAGCTAACGCCAAACTCTTTAACGGGAAGTTTTTGACAGTTTGTTTTGCTGTCATGCGCTTTGTTCTACGATTGATAGATGCATTAAAGTCTGCAACTCCAGAATCGGATGCTGAGTAACCAGAAAAATCATCAACCATAATACCGTTTTTAAATCTGTTTAATCCATATGCATCAGAAATCTGCAATGAATTTGCATTTTGTTCCAATGCATTTAACGCTGTATAGTATTCAATTCTATTAATTCTTGTATCCAATCCAGCAATATCTGACATGGTATAACGGCGATTTTGTACCGATTCTATAGACAAATCGGATAGTCCAGTTGAGATTTCTGTTGGAACATATCCTGTATATGGTCTATGTGTAATGTTGGCCAAAACTAGTGATCCATCTGGTGCATTAGGCAACAATGGATTAATAGAAGGTGAACCCTCAATGATTTGAATTGATTTATCTTTTGATATAATCAGTTTGTCTTTACGTCCAAGATAATAAGAATAGTCACAAATAAAGGTTGACAAATCTGCTGGCTGTAATGTACCTAATCTAGTTGAAGAAGGATTAGAATAACGGAAAACAAATTGTGTTTGTGCATTGAGTATTGAAGGTCTAAAGTCTATACAATCTCTCAATGAATACACGGCACCATGTTTACTGGTGTATGATGGAATCTCATTGTAGTTTTCTGGTGAACTTGAGTTATCAATGTATGACATTTTACTAAAGTAACCATCACCACCACTGTGTTTATAATAGTCTAGAATAATAAGAAGGTTGCCTGTAGGCTTAACAGCACCCGGTCTTAATGTTAATGATGCATGGTCATAATAACTATCTCTTTGACCATTATCAAATGTGTATCTGTTTGTAACATCATAAGAACTGTTTGTTAACATATCCAGAGTTGGATACACATTGGTTTTTGTGTCAATAATTTTTATAATTTGTTTAACATCAGACAAATATAATGATTGTTTTAAACCATTAGCCAAAACACCAGCTGCCTTAATATAAACGTGACCTGTTGAACTTGCTGAGTCATCAACAAATGTATTTGTAGCTACAGTAGTCATATAACCAGAAGCATTACTTGATACTGCTGTTGTATTTCCTGTGACTAGATTCTTAATTCTTAGTACGTGACTAGTGTTAGTACCATCAACAACAAACACCTTTGCAATAATTGTTGCAGTAAATGCGGTCAAATCTGATGTTGGTGTTGTGAATGTTGCAACCGAACCATCATTGTTTAAGGTAACACTTCTACCATTCAATGTCCAAGGAACAACTTGACCATTAGTCAGTGTACTATTTGATTGTCTGTCTGTAACAATAATTGTATAACATTGTTCAACAACATCACCTGATAATGTTGTGCCTTCATTACCCAAATGTTTAATAACGTTGGCGTAACTACTTGTGTAAGACAATTCAGCTGACAGAGTTGAACCAGAAACGTTAAAATTTATACCTTTAATTTCTTGATATGTTGTATAAGATGGTGATGAAATCTCAGAAACAAATGGATTACCAATTGGGTAAATCATTTCTGGTATATTTGGATTTTCAAAAATGGCATCACCTGATGGTATGTTACCAACTTTTCCTTGATTGTCAATCTTTGCACTGGCATATCTTACTTTTGGATATGTGTTATCACTGTTTGTAAACACCATAGATTCAATATCTGGTGTATCAAAGTTTAAAACATATACTGATGAACTATCAGGTGTAACACTCCATGATTGGCTTACTGTTGCAACTCTTGTGGTGCCATTGTAATTTGAAATAGTTCTGGTCTCACCTGCATTGGTTCCTCTGGTGATAGTAACATCAACACCTTCATACGCACCATCTACCGATGATGTTATACCATTAATGCTAGCCAATACTATTGATGTTGCATTTGCTGAGATAACATTTGCTGAAATTGATTTGTTTTCAATATCATAAACGTGTGCTTTGAAAACATAAGTTGACGCATCACTGTTTGATGGTGTGCTATCTAATTGTAGTCCACGAATGTATGCTGTTGCAACTAATGTGGAATTATAAGTTGAGGTGTTTGCAGTATTGATATTTGTATTGGCCACACAATGGAAATCTACTGTGTTGGCTGTTGTTACAGGAAATGTGGCTGTACCTATACCGGCAACGTTACTAACCAAAAAATAACTACCATAATCTATGAAAGATGGTTCGTTATTTTGGGATGCTGTTGTTCTTGCACGATTGGAGATGATGTTAATTGGTGATGGATTTTCCACACGATATCCGTGTACATAAGCCAGACCTTTACCAACGTTCATGGTATATTTGTCTTCATCATCTGCATAAGTTTTTGGTGTTAATTTAAAATCTTGAATTATATAATCACCATTAGTTTCATAGTCACGTTTCGCAAAGTAATCATCAATGGTTGCATAGACTGAACCATCAACCATTCTGTATACACTACCTTCCTCAATTCTAACCAATTCAATAAACAAAGAATCGTCACCAAAAAATAAAGGTCTTGAAGATATCTGTAAACTAATTACATAACGGTCTGCACCTGGTGCTTGATAGTTGGATGCACCAACTGCTGGATCCAACAATGAATTATCGTTTGCATAATCGAATATTGTTTCGGTTATTTCCAAACCAACTCGTCTTGATGGTGTATTACCATACTTGTCCAAGATAACTGTTTGTGGAGTTACTTGAACAAAGTTACCTAGTACATAGAAAACGCCTTGTGAAATGGATGCAATTGATGATGGACCTACCGCTTCACTTGGCATAGCCTGACAGGCTAGATTTGAATCTGAATCATAAATGATATCGTTGTCGGTAAATTGTGTTCCGGTTTTGTATGAAACAATCAATGTTGCCGCATCACCTTCGCCTGCGGTGCCTGTTGCTACCGCAGTTGTTATAACTCTAGCAACAACAGTTCCATCAGCATTTCTAATTAATTTATTTTCAAATTGTTCGATATCAATATTGATACCTTCAAATGATTCTTGAATCTTAATATACTTTACATCAAAATTGGTCGTAACCTGTCCACCTGTAACAGGAGAATTTTGTTTGAAAATGTTGTCCGCAAAACTGGTGATTTGATTTTGTAATATAGTTTGCGCTTGTGTTAATTCTCTTGCTTGTACAGCAACACCAGGTTTAAACAATATACGATGGAAGTTTTTTGCTCCATCGAAATCGTCAAAGTATGGATCAACGTTAAAATTTAAAGCCATTTTTTTCCCTTAGAAACCTAATACGAATCTGAATTGTTCTATGCCATCAGTACTTCTTTGAACACCGGATCTATTCTGTACATAAATCATATAACCAGAATGAACTGCAAAATTTGGAGTACTATATGACAATAATGTTCTTGTTGTCTTTGAATCTTGGCCAAATATTGGACTGTTATTTGCTGGAGTTCCTGTAGTATTTATCAGCTTAATTAGATTGGAACCACCATCAAAACTCAAAACGTTTGCATAAAATGTTGGATTGGCCAACGTACCTTGATATACGAATTCATCTGGTGTATAACCTGCATCTGAACCTGGAGCCACAACAATATTTGTTGTTGTGCTATAGATGATACCGTTAGCTGGGTTTGGATTGAATTGTTTTGTGGTTGGATTTACTATGATGCCTACTTGGTGATAGTCTATGTCTGTTGGTATAAAACCATTTTCATCACCATCGAACTCAGCGGTCAACATAACATGTTCACAACCTAACTCAGAAATAGGATCAAAACCATGGCCACCAATCGGTGATGTTGCCCATGTAACGTTGGCATTACCACCAATGGCCGAAGTCACCGCAATATTGGCATAGGTATAATTACTACCTGGATTTACCACGATAATATCTCTAACTGAACCACCATCCACCAAAGACTCCACGTTTGCGGATGCACTTGCGCCTGTGCCATCACCTGTGATAGTAACATACACGACCGCATTGACCGTGTCGTATCCTGACCCACCATTTATGACGTTGATAACATCTATACTGCCTGCACCTGCACTGGTAACCAATGGGTTCGGTGTATTGGAACCAACTTGTACTGGCATCCATTCTCTGTCCATAAACTTTAGTTTTAGACCGGTGTCAATGGTGTACATGAATTTCCATTTGTAACCATCGTCACCTTGGAAAATTCTGTTAGCTGAGTAAGTACCTGGTTCAAAATAAGGTTCTCTTGTTGATGCACCAGCATTATTGTTCCACAAACACTTAAAGACTTGGTCGTATTTGTTCTTTACATAGAATGTTTTGGTTATAAAACCATTTACATCTTTGGCCAACATGTCTACATCATCACGAAAATAATCATACACTGTGCCTGTGGTCCAGTCAACTCGTTGAATGACTGGTGATATATCACTGGTCTTAATTTGTTTTGCAACAAATATATTCTTTTGAACTTGTTTAATGGACTTCAAGTCACCAGTCGGCATGGTTGGATTATCATTATCTGCCCATGGAGTTGGCTTGGCCAAGAAACAATAGTAAGAATGAATTGGTATTGTAATTGCTGGCGGTACCACTGCAACTGGTGCATAATACAACAGGTCTATCTGTGAAACCTTTGATGCGCTTGTGAGTATGTTTTTATTTGCCATGATTTATTTATTATTGATATGTGGCTGCGACATATGTATTTGCTAGGTCATTGTTAAAACTAAAATATCTTAGATAACATGTTCTTGTTGCTGCTAAGTTAAATGTTGTTGCGCCCATTGAAGAATTAATTTCTGTACAACCGTGTGTTATTGTTCTTTGTTGACCTGATGTGTTGGTAATAATAACATCAGTGAATTTTCCTGGTACAAAAGAACTTAAAGTCACGACCAAATCTGCTGCGATGTTTGCTTTAACCATACTAGAATTGGAAAATCCAATATCAATTGCAGTTTGTGAACCTGGAAATATATTTGGAGTTCTTATTGTATTCGCAGCATACAAAGGTCCATTAACAGTTAGTATACCTGGTACTGTTAAGTTTGTATTAACAACAATTGTGGAAGTATTTTGCAATGATGTATTTGCTTGAGTGAAAGCACCGTTGGCAAACGATGCAGCACTATTGGCCTGTTCATAACCAGAATTGGCTCTTGTAAAGGCTGCATTTGCAAAGGTTGCTGTGGTATTCTGGGATTCATATGATGCATTAGCGGTTACAAAGGCACCATTAGCAAATGCAGAGGTTGTATTCTGTGATGCATAAGAGGCATTCGCTGTCAAAAAGGCACCATTAGCAAACGATGCTGCTGCATTGGCTGTTATGAATGCCGAATTTGCAAAGGATGCACCAGAATTGGCTGTTACGAAAGCACCATTAGCAAACAATGCATTCGAGTTTG